TTAGAAATTAACAAAGGAAGTATATTGATTGGCAGTATCTTTACGTTGCTCATCAGTAATTGAAGTGTAAACATCTAACGTAATTTCAACTTTAGAATGTCCTAATTGGGCTTGAAGTTGCTTAACTGACATACCACCTTGTGCAGCTAAAGTCGCATAAGTATGCCTTAAACCATGAACTGTTATATGGTGTAAGTTACTACCTTCTGAAACTCTATTCATCATCTTACTAATTGTGGTAGGAATAATGTAGTGATTATTTTTGTCAGGAAAAATAAGCTGATTAGGAGATAAAGCATTGAACCCTTTTTGTAGTAGTTCTTTCTTTTGCCTCAGTCTCCATTCACTCAAAATAGATAATGTCTTTTTATCAATAAAAACAGTTCTATTACTACTTTTCGTTTTTGGGGTTGTAACTTTAACTTTAGATACCAGTATTATAGTTTTGTTGATTGTAATTTGTGCCTTATCAAAATTAATATCATTCCATGTTAAAGCTAAAGCCTCACTTTTACGTATACCAGAGAAAGCTAATAATCTAAAAAGTACGTAGATTTTATATTTTTCATGTTTCTCAGCATATTCAAGGAACGTTTTTAGTTCATCTCTGGTATAATAATTTCTAGAATATTCTAAGTTACTAAATTGCCTGCTAGCTTTAGGAATAATAACTGATGACGTGGGATCATCTGTTACTATTTTTAACTGTTTAGCGTATTTGAAAATTCTAGTTATTAAATTGAATATAGCTTTATAGTTCTTCAAGGGAATAGAGTACCAATGATTAATCAAGTCCTGACATTCAATTGTTGTGATTTGGTTAATTTTTTTATTTCCTAAAATAGGAAGTATCTTAGATTTATACTGTAGTTCAACAGTATAAAAAGAGGACTCTTTAACAGTTAATTTATAATTGGCTATCCAACGTTCATACACTTCACCAAAAGTTATATTCTCGTTGTCTAGAAAGTTAGGGTTATTTATTTTTTTCTCTACTTCATCAGCTGCTAATTTGGCCTCTTTCTTTGTGTAGAAACCACCTTTAGTTTTATACTTACGTTTACCAGTTACTGTATCAGTACCAACTAAAATCTGATAACGCCACAACATGCCTTTCTTTGTTTTGTATTTTCTAAATGTTGCCATAATATTTACCTCCAAAATTAAATTGAAAGTAAAAAGAAGATGTTAGCAACACACAGCTTTTAATGACTTCAGTGTATTGGTCAAAATGAATGTATGTTCTTTTTAAGTTCTTTTTAAACCCGTCGATTTTTGACGGGTTCGCTAAAATTCTAATTTCATTTGCTTAGATTGGAAAATTCTACCAACTAAAATATTATTATTTTTTTCGTCAATTCTATAAAAAATAGCATAACTTTTACCAATTACAATACGGTAAGTTTTAACTGAAAATCCATATTTAGACGATACTTCTTCATACATTTCTGGAAATACAGTAGTAAGTTCTAAAGATTTTTGAATATTGCCTACAAATTTATTAATAGTTTCTGGTGACAAAAACAATTCATTTTCCCACGTATTAATTAATTCGCTTAAACTATCAGCAAAGCTTTTAGCATAAACTAAGTTATATTCTTTCATTATTGCCACCCGTATTTTCCAAAAATATCTTTCATTTTTGCTTCTGATACAATTAATTCCTTTTCAAAGTCTGCAAAGCTATCTTCTATCAATTTTTTATCATGTTCTCTAGCGGTTTTAGAAGTATCAAGAACAAATAAATTACCTTTCTTCTCAGCCTGAATAATATCACCGTTAATTAATCCTAATTCTTTAGGTAAGATGATACCAACGCTATTACCAATATTTCTAACTTTAATTTGTGTCATATAAATCACCTCAGGCTAATTATAACAAGTTATAACAAACGGGTCAAATAGCTTATAATTTAATACTTAATAACTATACTTTACATGTGTTACAATAAAGGCAAAAAGCAGGTGGTAATATGATTACACTTTATTTAACAGAAGAAGAATATCAAATTTTAACTGATATGCTAGATAATGAGTGGGATAGACTAGATTATTTAGCATGTGATGATAATGGAAATTATTATGATAATGATTATCCTGATGATGCCAGGCGCGCTAACGTTATTCAAAAAATTTGGAATAGACACTAGTCATTATCTGTATTTTTTTCAACTAGGATACTAGAACTATAATAATCGTTATATAAATCTGAAATACCATCTAATAGCAAATCACATAATTCTTTTTGTGTTTTGCCTGTATTATGGTGATCTACTGCATTTCTAACCATAAATAAGATATTAAAAAATGTTTCTTGTCGTGATGAAATCGATATAGGTGGTTGTCTGAATTGTATAATGTAGTTATGGGCTGTTGGATTTTTCGGTAGCCCTTTTAATGTTTTGTAACCTTTATCATTATAATTTTTTAAAACAAGAAACATCAAATGTTCTAGACAACTACCTAAACCAGCTGCACATAAAAACCATTTTTCATGTTCATAAGCGTACAAACATTGATTAAATTCATCTGTAAATTGACTACTATTTATAGTATTAAGCATCTTATCAAAATGATATCTATCTATGAAAAATTGTTTATTTGTTTCAGGAAAACTTGTAATAACTGTTGGTTCAGATAGATTTTTTAGTGTACTCTCATATTCTTTGTCTACCCACTGTTTAGATAAAGAAGAAGTAAAACTATCTATACTAGCGTCATCATAAAATCTACCAAATTTAGATAAAATACTAGAATTAATTATCTTGTTAACATCTACATGGATGTGTTTTTCTGACATAATCCAAGATAAATACTGTGGTTCAGAATACAATTTAGCATAAGTATAATTATTAGTTTCATCATATAAATCAATATAGAATAATTGATTTTTAGTTTCATTAACTGTAGCAAAAAATAAATAATAATCACTAGTGAATATATTATTATTAACTTCATTGTAAGAAAAAGTATCATTATAGGATTTTATAACGTACAAACTAACATGTTTATCTTCAGTCCATGAAAATTTAGACAAGTCCTTGTTTTTTGTTTCATAAAAAGTAATTCTTTTTAAATAGTAATCATGTAGTGAAGTAATAAATTTTTCTGAATAATCAGAATCTACAAGTTTAAATTCTTTCAATCAAATCACGTCCTTTCAACGATAAGTTAAATATATCTAGTAAAAACCAATCATCAAATACAATGACTGGCTTTGATTAAATATATTAATTATTATTTTTATTAGCTGGTTTTTGTAAGAAACTGAATACTGTACCAATTATTAATAAAACAATTGCAGGAAAGGCAAATGCAGCTGCTAATCCAAAAGCTAAGTTACCAATTAAGCATAAAACTGGACCTACTATTGAGATTGAAGCCTTTTTAGATTTATATAATGCAACGATACTTACAACTACACCAATCCATGCCATAGCATAAAAGAATGTAGCTGTTGAGTTTAAGCTACTACCTCCATTAAATGATTCATCAAAAGCCGCACCAATAATAAAGAACCATGAAGCAGCAAATAAAAAACAGTTTACAATTGATAAAATTCCATTCCAAGTATTAATTTTTAACTTATTCATACCAAAGGACTCCTTAATTATTATTTCAAACTAAATGTAATATTTTTTGAGTCGTCAAAAATACTTACACCCATTTTTAATTTTGGATTAGTAGCACCTTGTTTAATTTCAGCAGCTAAGTTACCAGTAACAGAAGCTCCTTTATCAAGGGTGCCACTATGTATAAGATTGTCTACATTGTCTGGATAAGCGTCAAAATCAGTATTATTACCATTAACATTTAATTTGAAATCGTAAGGGTTATAATCATAACTCTCTCTGCTCTTATTGGTAATAGTTACATTAGCTACAATGTAATGTTTACCTTCATCAATAGAATCGTATTCTCCCGGTTCTACATATTGAAAACTATTAACCTTTAGAGATATACCCTTATAAGTTGCAGTCTTACCAACCTTAAAGACTTTTTTCAAAACGGATTTTGCTTCTATTGTATTAGGTGGGGTAACAACTGCAGTAAAACCAGCCATTGTTAAAGTGGCTAGCAACATACTTTTATAAATACCTTTTCTCATAAAAAGGACCTCCTTAAAATATCTTTGAGATTAGCTTTTAGTGACTTCAAATCAATTGGTCAAATATCTCAATCTAAAACACTGTTAAAAGTATTAATCATCTCTTTAAATCACGACCAGTCCAACAACCTTAAAAACTCAATCCACTCATAATAATTCGTCGTACACTATCTTCAAATGACATTGGTAATCTTTCGCTTTCTAGAAATGATACGCAATTAATATCAGTAGGATCAGTATTAGTTGTTAATATGTAGTTTTCTAGCAATTCTTTCAACATAAAATCATTAGCTTTGGATTCCATTTTGGAACGTGGGACAAGGTTATTATTATAGGAACCTACAACTTTATCATCATTAGCAGAGTGTCCTAATTCATGAAGTATGACTTGCTCGATTTCTTCATCAGTTAAATCAGAGTTAACCACAATTATATTAGATGTAGAGTTAATAGGAACATTAAACCCTTTTTTATGTAAATCGTCATTATAGATTAAAGTAGCATTATATTTTCTCAATAAATCTTTAATGCGAATATTCATAAAAAACACCCGCCTTATTTCTTAGTAGTAAAATATCCTTTTAAAATACCACGCAAAATTTCTCTATCGTATTCGTCCATAGGCTCGCCATCAAATGAGCGTGCATTGTCTAATGCTTTATCTAATGCTACATAATCAACTTTATCATCATCATCTTTTTTCTCAGGACGTCCGAGCAAGTAGTCAGTGGTTACGTTGAAGTAATCAGCTAAAACATTTAATGTGTCAGCTCCAGGCACAGTTCTTCCTGTTTCCCATGAACCTACAGCTTGCTGTGAAACATGGAGTGTAGTTGCCAATTCAGATTGTCGCAGTCCTTTTTCTTTACGTAATTCTTTAATTCTTAATCCTAACAATCCAGCATCTTTTGTAGTCATAAATATCACCATCCTAATTAAATTGATTTCATAGTTATATTTTATTACTTTTTTTAGTTAAATACTACTTTTAATAGGATTAACAACAAAATGTAGAAAATTTAACAACAAAATCTAAAAAAAGTATTGAAATACAACTTAAAATAGTATATGATATACATGTAAGGTTGATAAGGGCTTTACGAATACTAAAGAAAGGAGAAAGTTATGAAAAATGTACAAAAAAAGAAGAAACCATTTAAAGATTTCTTCTTCAAAATAGATTTGAAATTATTCCCAGTAATTTCAATCAAAATAGAGTTTGGATTTAAGCGTTAATTAAAAGCAAACTCTCAACCAAAAACTAAAGAAAGGGGTGATGAACCCTTATCTTTAGTGTACATTTTATCATAACGGTATAAAAATATGAACTGGAAAAAGCTTTTATTAGGTAATTTTGATTACACCAAGACAACTAAAAATGGTAAATATGACGTGAAGATAAATATTCAAGGTGGAATTATACCAGTAATAGTAATTATAGCTTTAATAGCTTGGTTAATCATAAAATAGGGGGTGAGTTGCTATGAAAAAAGAACTCATTAACTTAATTAATACAAATACTAAAGAATTAGAAAAAGCTTCACAAGAGAAAGATATTATAAAAGAATTTAAACTAACTGAACTAATAATCAAACTATGTGAAACATATCAAAAAACAATTTATTAATATTTATTTAAAAGTTATAAGAAGTCAGAATAGGAAAAATGAACTATGGAAAAAGAAACAGCAAGACAACATTATTTAGAAAATTTTAAACGTGAAAACGATAAGGTATCAGATTTATTTGAAAGTGATATTGATAAGGTAGGAACTGAAATTGTTGATTTACTAAAAGAAAAAGACTTAACACACGAACAAGCGTATGCAAGTCTTCAATATGCATATAATTTAATTAAATACGAGTCTAATTTTTTGAAACTTCAATAAGACTTACTGGTTCTAGTTCAAAATCTTTATCAACAAGGATAAACGGTAGAGCAATTTTTGAATCTAGATATGATACATTTAATAATCTATATTCTGGATTATCTAGATGAAATTTATCGAGTGATTTAGCCAATGAAATAGATTCTTTAAGTAAAGCTAAAGGATCATTGTACAAGTTGATAGGGTTAGCAAATGGCTTTCCAAGGTATTTTGAAAAAACAAACTCTCTAATATCATTTGGAAATTTTCCGTTTTCAACAAGTGGAAGTTTTTCATAATAAGGAATAGAGTCAGGCGTTGATTTGCTAATCATAACGGTATAATTATTTTCAAAATTCAATGTGTTAGCAAAGAATAATTTATCATTATGTTTCCAAAGAATCTTATATGTAGGTAAATTTTCATGACCTTTATATTCTAGAAATTCTTTAAAAATTACGTTAACGGTATATTCAAGATACTTAGCTTCAACAAGATTCATACTAAAACCTCTTTTCTGTGTACATTTTTTTATGAAGATGTACTTCTAATTTGTTAGTAAATGAATATTTTTTAGTAAATTGTTCATTTACTAACAATAATATATCAAAAATAGAATATTATGTCAATATATAGACAATAAAGGGTGGGAGGGACAATATATTGTGGTATAAAGTACAAAAATTATTAATAGAAAAGGATATGAGCATCAATCAACTATCATTAAAAATGGGACTATCAAAAAACAATAGAACCATGTATCAGTTGAGAGATGGAAAAATCAAGAAACCAAGTTTTGAATTAATGTGCAAAATAGCAGATGCTTTAGACGTCAGCTTGGATTATTTTAGAAAGAGAGATGATTAAAAATGGCTACAAAATTAAAAGTTTTGAGAGCTGAACATGATTTAACACAAGAAGATTTAGCTGAGGCGATAGGAACAACACAAAAAGTTATCTCTGCATGGGAAACAGGACGAGTTAATCCAAGACCTGCAATGATGCAAAAAGTAGAAGATTTCTTCCACGTTCCAAAGGAGGAGATTTTTTTTACAGCTTTTAACTACACAAAATAGTAGAATGACCCAAAAATGTCGATATTAACGTTTTTAAGTTGTTTAAGGAAGGGAGAAGCACAATGGAAGAACTAATTAAAGTAACAACAAAAGGCGATACACAAGTTGTATCAGCTAGAGAGCTATATAAGGGTTTAGAGATAAAGAAACGCTTTAGTGCGTGGGTGTCAGATAACTTTAAAGATTTTATAGAAGACGTAGATTTTAAGGGCGTACTTATAAGTACACCCTTCAATCCAAAATATCCAGACGGGAAGCAACAAGAACTTCAAGACTATGCAATCACAATCAGCATGGCAAAAGAACTCTGCATGATGAGTCATACAGAGTTAGGAAAGAAATATCGTAAATACTTCCTAGAACTAGAACGCAAGTGGAATAACCCACAAGAGGTTGTTAAACGTGGATATGCAATTCTGCAAAACGAAAACAAACAACTAAAAATCGAAAATAACGAGCTTAAGCCTAAAGCAGATAAATACGACCGCTACCTTAGCAATAAGGGACTTATCACAATTACCGAAATTGCTAAGGAATATGGAATGAGTGGAAGAAAATTGAATAAGTTTCTGCATGAGAAAGGCGTTATCTATAAACGAGGCAACAAATGGTTCATTTATCAGAAGTTCGCAAATGATGGATTGGTTGGTTATGAAATCTATATGCCAGAAGGTAGACGTTCACTCAAGTGGACTACTAAAGGCGAGATGTTTATTAGAGAACTACTAGAAAACAATAATATAAAACCAGTATTAGAACAGCCACAACAATTAACAGTACAAGAACCAGTTAAATACAGTGGTAAGTATTACACAGCTAGTGCGATAGCTTTTAACTTGGGTTTAAGTGAAGAGTGGATCATGAAGATTGGTGAAATCGCTAATGAGTTGCATATCAAGCCACGATTCTCAAATGAGAACATCTACTGTCGTAAGACCTTAAATGATAACGGGTTCCCGCGTTGGGAATACACCCAGTACGGAGCAGCGTTGATTGAGAATGAAATAAACAAGTTTAGGTTAGTAAAGCAGATTTAAAAATAAGGTAGGTGGTATAGATGATTGTAACAGCTACTTATGAACCAGAACTTTCAGATGCTGATATCGAAAGAATTGCAGAAAAAGTTGCTGAAAGAGTGATTATGAAGCTCAAACAAGATAGCGATAAAAATAAGCTACTAAACATAACAGAGTCAGCACAACGTTGTGGTGTTTCTACAACCACATTTTATAGGTGGAGAGAAAGATACCAAGAACTTCAAGACATTGCAATAACAACTGGTGGGGTTGCTCAGTTCAGAGCTGAAGATTTAGATAAGTTTTTAGAAGGTAAATAAGAAAGTAAAAAAAAGAAGATGTTAGAAAAAATATAAAAGGAGTGGAGTATGGAACCAATACTAGCAGTGATTGTAGCGTGTATAGCTTATGTAATAATTTTTATTTTGGTTAGTTGGCTCAAAGATATTTTTACTGGAGGTAAATGATATGTGGTGTATTTACGGTATTCTGCTATGCATAGCGTACGCAGGGAGTGTTGATTTGTATAGGCTTTGGAAGAGAAAGGATGATGAGAAATGAATAGTACAGGTAAGGGTTTTATAAATTTAAGTTCTTTAGCAGCAATTTTCTTTAGTGGTTTGAGTTTTGGAATGGGTCACTTATATATAGGGTCTGGTTTCGTAGCTTGGTTTGTTTTATCACTAGTGGCTTTAACGGAAATACGCAAAGATGAGGAGGCAAAAGAAAATGATTAGTTTATCAATGCTTGTAGTAGGTATCTTAGTGGGGTTGATGCTGTATCCAATGGTTGAAGCCATTGAGGACGGAACATTCTTTGATTGGGGCGATGAAGACGAACATCATGAAAGGAGGTGAGATTGTGGCAGAACAAAAAAGATAGGTGCTGCAACACCTATCAAAAAAGAAACTGAATACCAAAACAAAGTATTCAGTGATATCAAAGATTTAGAAAATAATATAGAGTCAATACAACTCTATATACATATTAACATATTGTTCACTGTTTCGCACTTAGAACAAGAGCAATATGAGTTTTTAAAGAAGTTGGAAAGCATCTATGGCAGGTACGATGATGGATAATTTTGAATTTAAATTTGATAGGATAGTCGGTTCTAAGGTTCAGTTTGAAATCGATGATCTTGATGCATTTAAGCGAGAACTAAGAAAAGGTCATCTTAAATTTAATGCATCGCCCGCAGATCATAACATGATTTCAAATGCTCAACGAAAGAAAATTTATGCCTTGTTTCTTGATATCTCAGACTACACGGGATATGAAGAACAAGAAGTGAAACATCGCTTAAAATTCAAATTTTCGTACAATACAGGGTACGGAAATTTCTCACTGAGTAACTGCACTAAAGAACTGGCAACACAATTCATCCGTTTTGTGATTGAGTTTTGCTTTCGATATGACATTCCATTCGATTCAAAAGCAATGGAAAACACAATCGATGCAGAACGTCGTGTGTTTCTGTGCTTGGTACATAGACAGTGTACTGTTTGTGGATCGAGACAGGGGCTGCAGATAAATCACGAAGATACGGTCGGTATGGGAAACAATCGTAATCATATCGATCACAGGAATCACAGACTTGAGATGTTGTGTTTTAAGCATCACAGTGAGTTTCACAACATCGGAGCTAAAGCTTTCGCTGATAAATACCACTTTCACGGTATCAAGCTAAGTGATAAAAGCATTCTAAGCTTAAAGCTTATGAGTCAGAAGCAAATGGACGAATTCGATGAAGAATATAAAAGACAAAAGGAGCTGAATAGAAATGGCTGAGAAAAGATACTTCTGGATCAAACTACAGATGGATTTCTGGAAAAGTCCAGTCGTGAAAATGTTAAGAAAACCATCAGGGGGTGACACATATGCGGTCATCTACCTTGAGATGATTCTGCTATCACTAGAAAACAACGGATATATCTATTATTCAGGTGTAGGTGATAGCTTTGCTGAAGAGATTGCTTTGGTGCTAGATGAAGAAACAATCAACGTTGAGTTCGTTCTAGCATTCTTAAAACAGAAGCGATTGATTGAATTCAGCGATGACACATCTTTCAAATTTACTGAAGATGTAACTGCTGATTTAGTTGGGTCGGAAAGTGCATCAGCTCGCAGAGTTCGAGCATATCGTAAGCGTCAAAAAATGATTGCTAGCGAACAAAAAACGTTACAATGTAACACCAATGAAACGAACCGTAACTTAGATATAGATATAGATAAAGAGAAAGATATAGATAATAATATACGATCATTTTCTGACGAAAACGATCAAGTCAATTCTCAAAATAAACAACCTAAAGAACAACCTAAGTCATCTAGCAATAAACAACATAAACCAACTAAAAAAGAATTGGATGAAAGATTTGAAAGCTTATGGGCTTTATATCCTAGAAAAGTCGGTAAGCAAAAGGCTCGTAAGTACTATGAGCGAGCAGTTAAGAATGGCACTAGCGATGAAATCATCAAAAAGGGTATTGAGAGCTACAACAAAGAGATTCGAGTTCAAGGTACTCAAACTAACTTTATTCAACATGGTGCTACTTGGTTTGGTAACGCTGGGTGGGAAAATGAATACAACTTTGAACCACCCAAGCGAAACAACACTCAGCGACAATTGATCCAAAAAGAAAAGTTGCCAGATTGGGCTAAGAATGCAGGTAAGAAACAACCGTCAAATTCAATTATGTCTAGGACTGAGAAAGCTAAAAATGAAGCTGAAATTAATGAGTTGTTGAGGAGGCTGTCGCAATGAAGAAAAGAATTGCAGAATTCAAAGACGCTAAAGGTCAATTTGTTAAACGATATGACAAGTTGGTCGATAAAGATGGGATTCAATACATGGTAAGTGAACATCATGATAGATATCTAGTGTTAGTGAGTCTGTCAGATGTTAGACCACCAATGCCAGTAATTCCATCTGATTTAAAGAATGACTATGTAAAGGTAGGTTAGAGCATGGAAAGGAAAATTATAGATGAATGGCCAATTGATGCTAAGTATACAGCAGTCAAATTCAGCGATGACACTTATGGACTAAAGCAGTTCATCGCAAATAAAGGTGATCTATTCGAAGATGACCTAGTTGTCTTATATAGTCCAAAGATTGACTCAATGCGATGCTTTGACACAAGTGAGCATCTAGTGGGTATCAGAAAATTTGTTGAGTTTCTAGATGATGTTGTAGTAAAGGAAGGTAAGGAAAATGACAAAAGTAAAGATTAATTTTAGTATCGATTCATTGGCAGAAGGTGCAGGTAAGGAACTGATTGAGCGTGAGTTGAGTGATATTTTCAACAACATCAACGATCCAAATGCAGATCCAACAAAGAAACGTAGTCTAATCGTTAAAGTGGATTTTGTTCCAGATGCAGACTATGACGAAGTTAAAGCATCAATCAATGTTTCTAGTAAACTTGCTCCTGCAGCACCAGTTACAACTAAGATCATGACTGGACGTGATTTGAATACAGGAATGATTGCAGCTAGTGAACTTAAGTCTGGAGTTAAAGGTCAAACTTATATCGATGAGCAAGGCGATGTAAGAACAGACACTGGCGAGAAAGTTGAAGATATTGAGAAAAAAAGCAAGATTATAGATTTACAAGAAAAGAGAGGTTAGAGCGATGGATTTAACAAAAGAAGCACTAGATTACTTAGCAGAACGAGGTATTAGACCTGAAGAACGAAAATTAAAAATTAATGGCCAAGAATATATTATCGATAAAAATGGCGAGCCGGTATTAGTTGAACCAGTAATTTATAAGGCTAAAGAACCAATCAGATTAAATACTCTATCTGGTTTAGTTGATTACATCAAGTCAAACATTGATGATTTTGATGATTTAATCTTGCATGTAGTTGATGAAAAGCTGGTCGAATTAAAAGGCAAGTTACAACCTAATGGGGATCGTGAATTGCTAGCAATAGCAACTGCAATTGTTCCAGAATTTGATTTTGATTCATACATGGATATCGAATCATTTAACATCGCCTTACAATCACAATTTGTAAAGACTGATGATAGAGACATCTTGCTTAAGGTAGTTGGAAATCTTAAAGAAGATAATGTCCGTAGCACTGGCGATGATGGTATCAGTCAAGCAGTATAAAATTTATCGAGTTGAGGGGATATAGAATGGACATTGATTTTATCGGGTATGTCATAAAAATTGGTAATTATTATTTTGGAGGCAGAACCCAAAACTCAATTAGCATTTATAAAAAAGCACAACGAGCAGAAATATATGACGAAACCGAGCTAGACATTGCAGAGAGAGTTGCTGAAGATCTAGGTGGAACAATCAGAAAAATCTATCTTTCGGATAATGAAGATGAACAAAAATATTAAAGAAATGTCAAAAAAGCTTGAGTCTGAATTTTGGTATGATTTTAAAAATTGGAAGGAGCTAAACTAGATGATTAAAAAGCAATCACCAAGACAAAAGATAAGAAATCGAGCTAGATATTGGGATAGTGATTATCTAGCAGGTTTCATTAAAGGATTGAAGATCAGACAAGAATATGAATATCAACGTGGTATGAGAGATCTGCATAAGAAAATAAGCGAAAGGTATGGGTTGGATGATGAATAGAAATAAAAATACTAAAGCGATGCTGGCAGAACTTAGAGAAGAATATCCTATTGATTACGAAATTGAAAACATAAGGGTTGATGTTGTAGATAAAAATGATAACTATGATGATTATGCTGATTTTGATGAATCTAAATTGTGGGAGGTAAGAATTTACTACCATGATAAGTTGTTTACAATCAGACATAAATATACAGATCTATTTGAAATTTCAGATGATAACTACCTAGATATACATGATTTAGATGATCTCGGAAAGATTATTAACATAATTGGCAAGCATTTGAAGAGAATCAGTTACGAGTGGAGAATTGAATCAAATGATAAAGTTCAATAAAAAAGCATTTAATAAAATCTGCAAAGAAATAGATGAACTAGCAATAAGCAGGAGGAGTAAAGTGATGATGGAGTTTTCAAAAGAAATCAAACAAGAATCTAAGAGAATACAAGAACGAGCAACAGAAGTAGCTGGGCTTTTAAGAGAATTAGAAGGCTACGAAGGAATTCTAATAGCTTTAGGTAAAGGCGATGCAATGGGAGCTACTTTCATAAGTGAAAAGAATTCAAATACACCGTTAATTCTATATAAAATTTTCGAAAGAATGACTGATGTAGATAAGTTAGCATTCATGGCGATGGTTTTAGGACTTGAAGAAGAATAACATTTGACCCTAACAAGTCTTAAAACTGTTAAATATTGGCTTATGTCTATTTGAACATTATACATTCACAAACAGCGTAAATCAGGATCTCTCAAATGACATAAACAGTACAGGCTTAGCACTTGTCAAAGGATGCTAAGTCATAGGTGGTAAAGATACAAGGAAGCTACAAACAAAATTTTTTTGAAAAGGAAGTGAATAGCTCCTCCTCGTTAATATTACTTAAGTTTACATCGTAGTAACCTAGTAGATTTACTACCGAAATCAGACTTTCTTTTAAATACACCGTTACAGTTACAAATAAATTTGGAAGGAGTTAATCCTCCGTGCATTATATTCTTCGTGTGTGACTGTAACACTGCCTTGCATCCACATGATTTGAGCTGGTCACACGTTTTGAGGGCGTAGCAAGGTATTTATACCGGTATAACAATAAAACGATAGGAGAGCTTAAAAATGGAAGAATGCGGGACAATTGATTTAGAACCATTGAAAATAAGTAAATATAAAGGACTTAGATATTTCATAATCTTAAATCCACTTTTAGGATTAAATGGTTATGCAGAACTACCTGAAAATTGGAAAGACGGAAAAGAAGAGTATATAGAAGTTCATGGTGGAGTAACGTATAAAGGCTATGTAAGAGATGGAAAAGAAAAAGTAAGAGTGATTGGATTTGATACACTACATGCATTTGACAAGCCAGAAGATTGGCCTTTATTCAGAGTTGAGACAGAATGTAGGCATTCAATAAACGAAATTATTGAAGTAATGGAAGAAAACGAAGAAGAAACGGAGGAAGAACAAGAATGGAACTCATGGAAGCAATCAAAAGCCTTGAGAGATGGCGACCTATAGCAGAGTGGGACGATCATATAAACGAATTACCTAAATCATTGACTACAGCATGGCAAATGATACTGGAAGTCAGAAAGCCAGAATCAGTTAAAACAATGGTATCTCAAAAAGATATCAAGGATATGGTAGAAGCAATACAAGATGATGTGCCACCGTTAACAGTCTTTCGATGGTACAAGCTTAATTACACAAGAAAAAATGCTGAGATATTAGGTATAGATGATGTTGTAGAAGAATACTACCGAAGGACTAAATCCTTTTATGTAGTTGATACAGAAACAAACGAGATAAAGAAATTCGCAAACAGAAGTGAACTTGCTAGGTATTTCAATAGAAACCAAACAACAATCAGTAACTATATTAATGCAGATAAAAATGTTTGGGGAACTAGAAAGAAAATATATTCGTATACAATTTTCAAACAAAGAAAGGAATTTAAAGCATGAAAAAGAATTTAGTTTTGTTATTAACAACAATTTCAGTAATAAGCATGATTGGAGTTATTACTGGATACGTACTTGATGCAGCTGGTGTATATGGAGCAGGCTTTTATCTAATAGGAATAGGCGGAGTTGTAAGTGTTGCTTCAGCGTCGGTAGTAGTTGCGATTGGTATTTTGAGTCATTTAGAGTAATAAAAAAACGTACTTGTGAGGGGGAAAACAATGAAAGAATTAATCATTAACGGAATGATTGTGTTAGGAGTAACGTTTATGATATCAAGTTACTTAGTTTATTTGATTGAGTATGAAGATAAAGTTAGGCTTTTAGAACTAATAACGAGTGTAGGTTACGTTACTATCACAATAATTGTTTGTATGACAATGCTAATGGTTTTAAGTTGGGTGGTGTAAGTATGAATTTTGATACAGAAGGCGAAATATTATTTAAGGACGGTTTGAAAGTTCATTTTAAATGTTGGAGAGGACAACGACTCCATACGATTAAATATTTTGATGAAAATAACGAAGAAGTACCATATAGCAAAATATGGGGTAGACGGTATGAATACTGCAAATTAACAAGTTCTGAAGGCACCTTGTTTTATCAAAATAATGTTATTGCACGTTTGGAGTAAGTTTAATGGAATTAATAAAAAGCACGCTCCCTTGGAAACGTGCATAATACATAAACTAAAACAATTATACCACAGGGAGAGTGCTTAGCTTGGAAGAATTAATGATACCCGGAATGAAAAACATTGACTATGATAAAACAGCTGATAACGTGGCAAGGTTTCTAACTGACAAACGTTACTATCCAAGACTATACAAGATATATCAACAGGCAAGTCCAGAGTTTATACAAAGTCCAAGTTTAAGTGGTATGCCTGGTGGAAGCATAGGGAACAGCAATGAAGAAAAACTAGTGAAGTATCTGTATGCTAAATCAATAGTTGATGGAGTTGCAGATACATACGATAAGGGGTCTGCGGAGTTGAAAGTAGTACTAGATAATACACTAGGAAAAATATCAGCAGTTGAAGCAATGATGAGACTACATTTTGAAAAAACTAGATATTATCAGATAAGAAAAATGGCATTAAATGAGTTTGCAGATGGCTTAGAGATGAAAATTAATTGCCCTGATTTACATATTTATGTTTAATAAGGTATGTTAAAAATCGGAAAACAAAGGGATGAGCAACGAACCACAAGGGGTAACTTTCCGTGCTATTATGGTATTGTAGCAAAGGTAAGTTAGGTTAGTCGCTTTATAGACCATGAGAGTTAAAACTTACTAATGCGTACTTTAGTTGTTAAATTAAATTTCACTTCAAGAAGTCTAGTCTTTATGGCTAGGCTTTTGTATTATATTTATTGAGGTGAAATTTAATGTTCAAATATTGGGATAAAATTATACCAATTGCTGTTTCTTTAGTAGCATTATATATATCAGTAAAAAACTATTTAAATCAAAAGAATTTTTCTAAAAAGTATAGTAATAAAGCGTATCAAGTGTTACTTAATTCTGTAGATTTAGCATTATTTGATATAGATTTACTTTTATATAAGCTAAATACTTTAAAAGAGTTTGACTTTGTACAATTAAATTATCAAATAAAATCATTAGAAGAAAATTTAGAATTAGTAAAAAGTATTAGCTTTGAAAATCTACCTGATGCAGATATTATAAATTATCAAACATATCTAAAAGAATTGAATGATATAATTTATAGATTAAAAAGTGATATCAACGAATTATACAGTATATGTAAAAAAGAAAATAATAATAAATTGAGTATAGAAAACATGCATATTATTTTAGTTAGTATATTAACTGTTCGTGATGTTTTAGGAAAAGATAGACAGCATTTATATAAAAGAGATAACATGTTTGATACTAACTATTCTGAACAATTGAAAGCCTTAGAACAACATGCTGGAGAGGAGTTGAAGTTACATGGATTGGATTACAGAAAAATCTGGTATAAAAGAGGAGAAAGAAATACATTTAGAAAGTGAAGTTTTAAAAGAAAAGAAAATCTTAGATAGTTTGAAGCTAGATAATGGAAATAAAATATAGATAATAGTCAGTCTATCCAGGCTGGCTTTTTATTTTGGAGAAATTATGAAAGATAGTATAGATTTCGGAAAAGTACAAACTTATGAAGAGCTAAGGATGTTACGTGAATTAGAAAAGCACTACAAGAAACATCCAGTAAAACATAAGCGTAAGTACAGTAGAGATGTTAGCAAGATTAAATTAAAGGGTGGTGGGTGATATGCCAAGAGTTAGGCGATGCAGGTATAAAGATTGTCATGCAATGGTGGAATTACCAGACCATTATTGTCAACGACATTATAGTTATGAAGCAGAGTATATAGCTAATAGGCAGAAGTGGGCAAGGTCAAGAAGTAAGTCATATCAGCATCGCTACAATACAGTTACACGTAATCGCAACAGTAATAAGTCTGAACAATATAACTTTTATCGTAGTAAGCAGTGGGTAAACTTAAGACAGTTGGTATTGAATAGAGATTATTATTTGTGTCAGTATTGCAAAGTAATTAATAAGATTACCAGTGCTAAGATAGTAGATCATATTGTACCAATTGAATATGACACAGACTTGAGAGCTGATACTGGTAACCTTGCTACAATATGTTCAAAGTGTCATAGACTCAAAACAGATTGGGAACGTTGGTACTATGGCACAGGTAAAGATAACCAGTTGAAGCAAGTACCTAAAATTACAAATATTAGTGAGATTGTTTTAGAAATGAATAGACTTGCTAAAACGTCCCTAAAATAGCCGTAGATGCATTTTAAACAAATCGGATGAAATTATATTAAAAGGAAATTTAAATTTATCCCCCGCCCTAGTAGGGGCCAAGGAAGAGCGCGACATAGGAATAGGCTTATAAAAAAGTGCAATTTCTGAAATTTTTACCTAGGGGGGGTATCACGATTGAAAGGAGGTAAGCCAGTGGTTAAAAAAGTCTTTTATCAGCAGAATGACGGGCGTTTAAGCGGTACGCCGCCAAAGCACTTAGGAACAGTAGCAAAGGTGTGTTGGCGCAAAATCGTGCCCTTTTTAGAAAGTACAGAGCGAGTTAAAAGAATAGATACTGCATTAGTAGAATTGTACTGCTCGCAATATGAGATTTACCGTCAAGCTTACGATGATGTTTTAGAAAATGGTATCCAAACTAAGATATTTAAATCACTTCAAGATGCCAGTGGTTCAATAGTAGGTAAAGACTTTGTTGGTTATCGTAAGAATCCAGCTGTTGCAACAATGAAAGACGCTAGTATACAGATAACTAATATCGGTAGTCAACTTGGCTTATCTCCTAAAGCACGAGCTGAATTGATGCAATTGGTTGATAGCAAAGAAAAAGAAGATTCAACTGAAAAATTAGCAAAGTTTTTTGGAGGTGATAGCTAGTGGAAATAGATTTAACACAGACTCATGATGTTTTAGGAACATATCATAGTATCGATTTTTCAGATATTAGAAAAAAATATCAAGATGAAGGTACTAAATATGCTTTTAAAGTGCTTGATGAAGAAATTGAAACGGGATATCTAATAAAGCTAGCTTGCTTTAGACACCTAAGAGATTTACAAAGACAGAATACAAAGGAATTTTCTTATCGTTATTCAGTCAAACAAGCTAAAAAACTATTGTTGTTTGCTACAATGTGCCCGAACGTAGACACTGGGTCGCCAACTGAATTAATGGACTGGCAAAAATTTATTTTTTGTATGTTATTTGGTTGGAGGAATTTAGAAGGACGAAAAAGATTTAGTCGTGCGATGGTATCTGTCGCTCGTGGGCAAGGAAAAACTTACTTGATGGCAATTTTAATGTGCTACTCCTACTTTATTGAAAGCCTTGGATTATCTAATCAAGATTATCTAGTGGCATCAATTAACTTTAAACAGACTAATAAAATATTTGGTTACATTAAAACAATGATGAAGTACATTGTTAAAACGGATATGTTTAAAGATTATGCTGCTACTGTTGACTTTAAAGCTCAGAGCGATCAGATGATTATGAAAGAAAAGAATAACGTTTTGCGTGCTATCTCTCATGAATCAGGACAATATGATAGTTTTCACTTTACAACAGCTATTTTTGACGAAATTGGAGAAGTAAAAAGTAGAGAAAAGATTAGTAAGATTATTTCAGGTCAAGTTAAAGTGCCTAATCATCAATTCATTCAGATATCAACATCTTATCCAGACCCTAGCGTTCCGTTTCATGAAGATCAAAAAATGATTCAGCAAGCGATGGAACAAGACTATAAGCGTGATGCAGATAACTTTTTAGGATTAATTTGGGCTCAAGATAGCTTAGATGAAACTTTTAAGCCAGAAACATGGTATAAATCAAATCCTTTATTGTATTTAGATAGTCAAAAACAAGTCTTAATGGAAGGATTGCAAGATAAACGTGATGCGGATATGTTATCTGGTAATGTAGCAGACTTTCAAAATAAGAATTTAAATTTATGGTTAGCAGAAGCAACCAATAGTTTTTTGAAGTTAAGTGATATAGAACGAGCTATCCAGCCTAATTTCAATATTGAAGGTAGGACGGTATATATTGGCTATGATTACTCAATGTTTTCTGACAATACTGCAATAGCATTTGTATATCCTTATTCAGCTAATCATGGTGTGCCTAAATGGAGAGTTGAGCAACATTCATTTATTCCTTGGCAACACGCTGGTTCAATTGAAGCTAAAGAAAAACAAGATGGTATAAATTATCGTGAATTAGCTAAGCAAGGTTATTGTACTATTACCAGTCATCCACAAGGTTTGATTAATGAAGAACAGGTTTATCATTGGTTATTAAACTACATACATGATAATGATCTTAATGTTATCTTCTTTGGCTATGATGATTGGGGAGCAACTACTACAATAAAGCAACTTGAGTTAAATACTGATTATCCATTGCAAGGCATCAGGCAACGGACATCAGAGCTAAAAGATCCTACAAAATTTTTGCAGAAATGCTTTATTGAAGGGACAATTACACGTCCTGACGATAAAATTATGGAAAAAGCATTAATGAATGCACAGATCTATGAAGATAAAATCGGTATTCAAGTAGATAAAGCTAAAGCAACCCTTAAGATTGACGTGGTAGATGCAATTATTGATGCGATGTATCAGGCAATGTACCATTTTGAAGATTTTGGAATAGCTAATGATAAGTCAAGGCAAGTTGAATTAATGACAACCAAGCAAGTTGAAGATTGGTATATGAGCGATGAATCTGGATTATTAGGAGGTGATTTTGATGATTTTTAGACGAATTATAGGCTATTTATGGCAACTTTCAGACGTTTTATTGTTTATTTCAGCAATGATTGTGTTAGATTATACAGCCTTTAGAATTAACGCTACACTAGGTTGGTTTGTAATATCCTTAATATTATTTGTCTTAGGTTGGCTGGTTGAAGTCATCTCTGAACGAAAGCGAGGTGATAGTTAATGCCAATATTTAATATTAATAATGCTTTAAAAACGTCAACAATGAGTGTTCTATTTGGTTTTGGTGATGAAGAAGTTTTTAATGTCCTGACTGGTAAAGATAGTGATACTTATATTAGCGCTAAAGAAGCCTTAAAGAATTCAGATATATATTCAGCAATTTTTCAATTATCTGGAGACTTGGCATCTTCACGAATTATCAGTAGTAAGACCAGGTATCAAGGAATAATTGATAATCCAACTTTGACGTCAAATAAACATGCTTTTTGGCAAGCAATATTTGCTCAATTGTTGTTGGGTGGAGAAGCTTTTATATACCGTTGGCGAAATATTAACGGTATAGATCATCATTGGGAATATTTACGTCCTTCACAGGTTAGTGCATATCTACTAGATGACGGTTCAGGGCTAATTTACAATATTACCTTTGATGAACCAAAAATCGGAGTAAAAATGAACGTCCCACAAAATGACGTTTTACATTTTAGACTACTTTCCAAAAATGGTGGTATGACAGGTATTAGTCCTTTATCTGCCTTGTCTAACGAACTTAATATCAAAAATGACTCTAATAAATTAACTAGAGCTGCATTAAGCCAATCAATTATGGCACCTGGTATTTTAAAAATTACAAAAGAAGGTAAAGTAAATTGGAAAATAAAAGCAATGCGGGCTAAAGAATTTATGCGACAGACTCAGGTTGCAAATAATGGACCAGTTGTAATTGACGATTTAGAAGAATATTCACCTTTAGAAATAAAATCAGATATTGCTAAACTATTAGCACAAGCTGACTGGACTGGTAATCAAATTGCTAAAGTATATGGCATTCCTAATTCTTATTTAAACGGTCAAGGAGACCAGCAATCATCTTTAGACCAAATAAAAGGAATGTATGCTAATGCTTTATCTAGGTATATGGAATCAATCGTATCAGAGCTTAACAATAAATTAAGTACGACAATTCACTATAATATCAGACCGGCAATTGATCCACTACAAGATAGTTACGCTCAAGTGTTATCAGGATTAACTAAAGATGGAATGCTAGCACATAATCAAGCTAGATACCTATTACAAGGAACTGGATACTTGCCTGATGATTTACCAGAACCACAATCAGCATTATTGAACCCACCGAAAGGAGGTGATGCTAATGGTAAAGATACCGATTAGAGGAGCGATAGTTGATGATGATACTGCTATGTTTTATGACTATTTTGGCATGACTTGTACAAGTCCTAAAAAAGTATCAGCGATTTTAAATGAAGAAGTTGCTGAAGGCGATGATATTGTTGTTGATATTGCTTCAAATGGTGGAGATGTATTTGTTGCTTCTGAAATTTACAGTATGCTTAAGAATAATGCATCTAATGTAAAAGTTAATGTTACAGGGTTAGCTGCATCTGCTGCATCAGTAATTGCAATGGCTGGAGATACAGTATCAATTGCACCAACAGCTCAAATCATGATACATAAAGCATGGACAAATATGGATGGTAACGCTGATGATTTAAATCATGAAGCAGGCGTTTTAAATAACATTGATAAATCGATTGCTAGTGCTTATGAGTTAAAAACAGGTATGAAACAGTCTGACCTTTTGCAAATGATGTCAAACGAAACATGGTTGACTGCTCAAGATGCAGTAGATAAAGGTTTCGCTGATGAAATTATGTTCGTTAATGAAGATGATGAACCAGTTATGAATTCTATGGAAGATATACCTAGTAAATCAGCTATTAATAAGTTAATGAATTTAATTTTAAAGGCAGATAAACAACAAAATAAAACAACAAGCCAGTTTAAAAATCCGAGCTTAAAGGATAAGAAACTGGCTATTTTAATGGAAAGAAGGAAAAATAATGAATATTAATGAACTTAATAATGCTTGGATTGAATCTGGACAAAAAGTAGCAGATTTAAACATGCAAATTAATGCTGCTTTAATTGATGATAATTATGATGAAGAAAAATTTGCTAATTTAAAAGCTCAACGTGATAAAGAAGTTACACGTCGTGATAATCTAAAAGAACAATTAGATACTGCACGAGCTGAAGAAGTTTATAACATACCAGATAAGGATAAAAAACCTTTAAGCGATAGCGAAAAGAATCTAAAAGATAAATTTGTAGAAAATTTTGTTGGCATGATGAATGGAAACTCTAAAATTGTGGATATGGTTACTTCTTCTGTTGATGATAACGGAGATAAGGCAGGATTAACAATCCCGTCTGATGTTCAAACTGCTATTCATCAATTAGTACGTCAATTCAATTCTTTAGAACAATACGTAAATCGTGAAGCGGTTTCTATGCCAACAGGTTCTCGTGTATACGAAAAATGGACTGACGTTACACCATTAGCTAATTTGGATGACGAAACTGCAGAGATTGGAGATAATGATGATCCAAAACTAACATTAATCAAGTTCGCAATTAAACGTTATGCAGGTATTACTACTGTCACAAATACTTTATTGAAAGATACTGCAGAAAATATCTTAGCTTGGTTATCTGCATGGATTGCTAAAAAAGTAGTAGTTACACGCAACAAGGCAATTATTGATGTAATGAATAAGGCACCTAAAAAACCAACCATCACAGATTTTGATGGAGTTATTGATTTAGTTAATACAGGAGTTGATCCTGCAATTAAAACAACATCATTCTTGATGACTAATACATCCGGCTTGAATACTTTATCTAAAGTTAAAGACGCAATGGGACACTACTTATTGCAACATGACCCTACACAACCAGATGTATACATGATTAAAGGTAAGAGAGTAATTGAAATTGCTGATCGTTGGTTACCAGATAATGCAGGAAGTCATCCATTGTATTATGGAGATTTAAAACAAGCAGTAACTTTGTTTGACCGTGAAAATATGTCTTTACTATCTACTAATATTGGTGATGGAGCATTTAAACGAGACTTAACAAAAGTACGTGTAATTGACCGTTTTGACGTAGTAGCGACTGATAGTGAAGCTTGGGTAGCCGGTTCATTCAAAACTATTAAAGATCAAACAGCCAACTTTGCAGCTACAGCAGCATCAAATGTCTAGAGGTGATTTAAATGGATAAGGAATTATTACTTGATGATTTGAAGTTATCTCTTAGAATCGATGGCGATGATGACGATAGATTACTAAATTCATATATTAATGCTGCTGAAGTTTATATTAAAACTGCAGTAGGTGGCGATGATGAATTTTGGCAACAAGAAGATGTTATTGCAGTTCAAAAAATAGCGATTTTGGCTTTAGCTGGTGCTTATTATGATTATAGAGTGGCTTTGCAAGATGTAATGACTTATCCTATTAATCTAACTTTAAATGCGATAATCTCACAATTACGTGGGAAATTAGCGTTATATGAAGAAGGTGATAACGATGCCTAAGAAGTTATTACATTCTTCATTTAATCAGCGTATCGAGTTCCAGACTGTTAGTTTTGCAGCTAATGATTTAACTGGAGATACAGTTGAAAAGCCAGTTAGCTTGTTTAAATGTTGGTGTGCACCGCAGAGACGAACCATGTCTCAACAGTTTCAATTAACAGGCTTAGGACTTGATGATACTTTAACTGTGGCAATCAGACACAATGATAAAGTTCAGGGATCTACATTAGCTAAATATAGAAATGAAACTTATGAAGTAGTGTCTATCTCTCCTGATGATACTAATAACTATATGGCTTATGATTATGTGGTTATTAGAAAAAAGAAAGGTTCTATGAAAAATGGATGATTTTATCAATCAGTTGCAAAACTATTCTGATAATTTAGATAGTTTAGTACCGAGCATCGAGCAAAAGCAAAGAATTACACAAGCTGGAGCGAAAGTATTAGAAAAAAATTTGCAAGAAGTAACACCAGTATCTAAGTTAAATCGTAAAAAAGATAAGCATTTAAAAGAATATGTCATGTCACAAGATACTAATGTTGACGGTCAAGAAGATGGTAGCTCAACAGTTGGTTTTGGTAAAAAGGCTTATATTGCTAGATTTTTAAATGACGGAACGGTAAAAATGCCAGCTACACATTTTGTTGATAATGCAGTCAACGAGTCTAAAAAAGAAGTTTTACTAGCTAATAAAGCTGAATATGACAAAATAATGCGAGGTGGTAAGTAATGGAAACACCAACCACGATAGCTAAAAGATTAATGAGTAATATCGCTTGGATAGACGAGTTATATTCTGGTTCTATTCCAAGTAATGTAGAAGTAAATACAAATAAGAATACAGTATTAATTACTGAGTATTTAAACGAACCTAGTCAATATGCCAATATGGAAATAAAGTATTGGCTTGTAGGTGTTGAAGTACAGATATTCTATAAACTTGATGGAGACGATTTCCAAAATCATGAATTACAAGTAGCTAAGCTATTTAATGATAATCGTTGGCACATTGATACTTCAAGAAATAGGATCAAGGACCCAGACACTAAACAATGGACCAAGGTTTTTTATTTTTCAAAAAATTTAGAAATGGAAGAAGGTATTTAATATGGCTAAATCAAGTACACACGGTGTACGTTATCTAGGCCTGGCAACTATTGATGATAATGGTAGCTTACTAAAAGGGCAATTAGGCCTTAGTGAAAATGGCATTTATATCATTGATGGTAAAGGTGAAGGTACAATTACAGCTAATATTACTGGATTAGAGCAAGCGGGAACCCCAGTCTATGCAAATAATCAAGTTAAATTAATTCAACACGGAAAACAACAACCACAAGTAGCTTTGACAGTATTGAATATGAATAATGATGTTTTGAACAAGATTAAAGGTTATGTTTCTGATGGTAAAGGCGGATACGTTTTATCTTCTGGAGACAAACCTAACGTAGCTTTACTGTTATGTTCTGAAGATATTGATGGGACTTTAATTTATGAAGGCTTTTCTCATGGTGAAGTTACTGAAACTGGACGTAACCACGGAACAGATAATAATAACTTAACTAGAGCTGATGCAACATTAACTTTCCAAGCATTAGAACCATTAAAAGCAGATATTTTCATGGATGATAAAGGAGTTCAACAACCTTATAAAGTTTGGGCAGACGATGAACCCGGATTTGACTTAAATCTAATGTATAAAGAAGTATTTGGTGGTTTTTCTGATGTACAAAGTTTACGTATTCCTAAGAAGTTTAAAACTACTACAGTTACGCAAACAAGTGCTAGTTCTACTTCAGTAACTGCACAATAAAATAAAATCAACAGAGACAATTAATATGAGACGAATAAAGAAGGGAACAAAGAAATGTCAATTAGAATTAATACTAAGCCATTAGGATTAAAAAAACCTATTTTTGTTGAACAAAGTGTCAAAAATGTAAAGCTTGCTAATGAAATGATGAATAAAATGCTTAAATTAGGTATTGAGCAAGAAAAAGTAGTGGCAATCAATTTTGATGAATTAGAAGAAAAAGAAACAACTGAAAAAATGTTGGAAATTAATACTTTAGAAGCAAGCTACATTGATGATGCATTTGTTTTTTTGCAAAATATCCTTAAGTTATCTAGCAAAGAAAAAGAACTTGCTGAAAGTACTTTAACGATGGAAAAATTAGGAGAATACCTAAATTATGTAGTAATGAGAGTTAAAGGAATTGAAGGAAAGCCAGAAGCAATATCAGAAAAAGATCCAAAAAAAGATTAAGGCTGTTATCCGATGAATATTACAAAAATAAGGATGAACAAGCCGATTTATTATTTTTACAAAAAACATTACTATTAGAATCCGGTATACCAGTATCAGTTAGTGATAAAGAAGATTTTCAATTATTAGTTGAAGTAATAAATGCTAAAGCTAAAGAAGACAGAGAAGTTTCACCAAGAGAAATGTTGAGACGTTTTAGAGGACAATAATATTTCGTGTTATAATTAGGTTACTTAGCATACATGAGGTGGTTAATTTGACGAAAACTGATGTAACGCGAAAAGATATCCGATATTTTATTTTTCACAAACATTTTAGGTGTGGTAATGTTTATTTCAACGATAAATTACAGAAAATTTTGATTGTAAGTTTCTTTTTGAAAAATTGTAAAATGTACGATTATAGCGATTTAAAGTACGGAAGAATTTATCTTAATGAACAATCCAGAAAGATTTATCATACCAGAGGGCTTAGCAGCGTTCCGGAAGAAGAAAAATATTACTATAATCCTCAAATGGTACTAGAATTTAGAGATGGTTTTACTTACGAAGAAATCATCAGGCATGGGAAAACTTTAAAAGAAAGTGTAGCTGGATTAAGTTTACAATATAAGAATGTTGATTTTGGAAGTAAGATGACTGAAATCAGCGAGCAAAATGGGGATTTATAAAAGTCAGTTTTGAACTGGCTTTTTTATTTTGGAGGAAAGGAGGTTAATTTATCAGTGAAAGTACAAAATGAAATGGCCACTAAAATAACCCTAGATACAATTGAAGCAGCTAGCAGTTTAAAGAGTTTCACATCTGGAATATCAGCATTAACTAATGGATGGAAAGCAAGCGAAGCAGCACATAAAGCGGTTGGGGATAGTTTAGGAGCTTTAAAAGCTAAATTTGATGGCATTGGAAATGTTATTGAAGTACAAAAGCAAAAAATAGAAGAGTTAAAAAGTCGTCAAGAAGGGCTAGATAGAACTAATAAATCTCAAGCTGAAACTTGGCTAAAATTAGAAAAAGATATTCAAACGGCTACTAGACAATTAACAAGCTATGAAGCTCAACAGGAAAAAGCTAAATCATCAATGGAATATTACACATCTGGTTTAGCTGATTTACAAAAAGGATATCGAAATACACAAGCTTTATCTAAAAGTTATGCCGAAAGACTGCAGGCAGAAGGTAAAGCATTAGACGCTAAAAAAGTACAGTTAAGCGGGGTTAAGAACTCGCTAACTAATTTAAGCAAACAGTACCAACTGCAGGAAAAAGAGCTACAGTCTATTGCTGAAAAATCAGGGATAACAAGTGAAGCCTACATGAAACAGCAAATTAGGCTAAATGAAACTGCCACAGCAATGGCAAAAGCTAAATCATCAATAGGGCAATTAAATGCAGAAATGAAAGTACTAAATCCAGGTGTATTTACCAGGATGAAAAATAAAGCTAATGAACTAAACGGAAGAATGGGCAAATTAAAAGAATCTGTCCTATCTTTTAAAGGATTAGTTGGGGTAAATCTTATTTCTAATGCGGTTACTAGTGGATTTACACTTTTGACTTCTCAAATGAAAGGTATTATTTCTACAGGTATTCAAGTATCAAAAACTGCTGGAGCAATGAAGAAACGTTGGGAGAATTTAGGTGCAAGTGCTAATGATATAAAACAGCTAACAAATACGTTATCTGATCTAAAGACAAATTCGAACTTGACCGCAGAAGCAGTAAATAAAATGCAAACTAACTTTTATGGAATAACTGGATCTGTGGAAAAGACAAACACTTTAAGTAAAGGTGTTGCTAGCTTATCTTTACAATTAAAGTTATCTCAAGACCAAGCAAATAATTTTGCTACAGGGTTAGGTAAAATTGAAGCTTCAGGGAAAGTTACTAGGAGTTCTTTACAAAAATTAGAAAAACAAGCTCCTGGGTTAACTACAGCTCTACAAAAGGCATCTGGTAAAAGCAAAGAAGCATTTGACACATTACTTGATTCGGGAAAAATGACAAGCGGCCAATTTAATGACATCTTGGAAAAAGCTTCAGAAGATTATAAGAAAAACAGTAAGGCATTTGGCGAAACTTCTGGTGGAGCATTGAAGAAAATGCAAGAAAACTGGAAGAGTACACAAGCAAAACTGGCTGAACCATTAGTGAAAGTTCAAGCTACTGGACTAAATGAATTAAATAAAGCTTTAGATGATAAAGAAACGCAAAAAGGAATTCAACAAATTGGTAAATATATTGCACAAGTTGCAGTACAATCGGCAAAGTTTCTTGCGTATTTAGCTAAACACCAAAGTACAGTTAAATCTTTTGTCAAAGTAATAGGATCGATGGTTATTCTTGTAAAAGTTACGGGATGGATAAAACAATTTGTGGCAGCAGCTGCAAGTGTAGCTGGGGCATTAGGACCTTGGGGATTAGCAATTACCGGTATCACGTTAGCTTTAACGTATTTGTATACACATAGCGACAAATTCAAAAAGTTTGTCAATGGATTAGTTAAGGCTGCTAAAGAAGCATTTAATAATATAGTCAAGTTCTTTAAAAACTTACCTAAAGAGATATCTAAAGTATGGAAGAACGTTACAGGTTTCTTCAGCAAAGATTGGAAATCAATTAAAGATACAACTAACAAAGGTATCAAGAATACTCAAAAGAGTTGGAATAAGTTTAATAAAGATGTTGCTAAGTTTGCCAATAATATGTGGAAAGACACTAAGAAGAAGTTTAGCGATGGCTGGAATAGTTTAAAGAAGAATGCTGATAATGGTAAAGATAAGGTTGTAAAATCATGGAATAATCTTAATAATGCAACGCTTAATGTCGCTAAAAAAATGGCTAAAGAGAATCCTAAACAGTTTAAATCAGGCTATGATGCTATTCAATCCTACACTAATACTTGGAAAGATTTTACCAGTGGACATTGGAATAAATTAGGCGGTGATATTAACGATACTGCTAAAAATATCCGTAAGTTTACTAAAGATATCTTCAAGGATATGTATGACTGGTTGAATGAAAAGACTGGTGGCAGACTTGGTGATATGGTAAAAGCATTTCAAGATAAATTTGGTTCATTAAAAGATATTGTGGCTTCAGCAATTAAAGGTGTAAAGCATAAAACTGCTGATTTAGTTAATGGTGTTATTAATCCAATTAATGACATGTTATCCGGCTTAAAAAATGGTATTAATTGGGTATTAGAAAAAGTTGGAGCACCTAAAATTACTGCTAGTTGGAAAATTCCAACAGTATCTTATGCTAAAGGTACACCTAATATGCAGGGCGTCAATGGAACTCACCAAGGTGGCTTAGCGCTAGTTAATGATGGTGTAGGTGAACATTATCGCGAAATGTTTAGACTACCTGACGGAAAAGTAGGTATTTTTCCTAAACAACGTAATATGGTGGTACCTTTACCTAAAGGATCAAGTGTATTAAATGGTGAAGATACTTATAAATTAACTACAATGTTAGGTATTCCAGCATATGCTAATGGTATTGGTAAATTCTTTAAAGGTGTTTGGAATAGTGCTGTTGATTTAGTTGATGAAGCAGAAGATATTTTGAAAAAGCCAGCAGAATTTTTAAAAGAAGTCTTTGAAAAACATATTGGTAATTTATCAGCTAAAGGCTTAGCTGGCGATATTATTACTAACTTTCCTAATAAATTAGCAAGTCTAGCAGTTGGCTGGGTAAAGAAATTATTTGAAGATTTTGGAGCTGGTGGCGATGGAAATAGTCCTGCTGGTAGAATGGCTAAATCTGAATTTTCCAAGATAGCTAAACACGCTGCTAGATTGATGCATCAAAAACTTAGTGAACGTGATATAGAGCATTTGTACTATCAAGCATCAACTGAATCTAGTGTAGATCCTGCTCAAAATGGTGGTTATGACGATCATGACGGAACAGGTTTACCAATTGGATTATTCCAATATAAACTTGGTACTTGGAGAAGTTGGGCGGTTCCAGGACATGCAAATATTCATTCTGCTTTAGACCAAATTATGGCAGTTTTAAATGATAGCAATTGGAGAAACGATTTTCCCCCAATTGGAGTAAAGAGAGGTTGGGGGCCTTCAGGTCATAGAATGATGGCTTATGGTGGAAGAATTGATACAAATCAATTAATCGAAGTTGCTGAAAATAATAAGCCAGAGTATATTATTCCAACTGATCCAGCTAAAAGGCCTAGAGCATGGCAGCTTATGCATGAATTAACCTCTGAATTTACTAATCAAGAACCACAACGCATAAATGTATCAGATAATAGAGATCTAAAAGAATTAAATGATAAGTTTGATTCACTATTAGCTATGTTCAGTCAATTATTAGGATTAAACAATCAACAAATTAAAGCTATTCGTGAGAGTGGATTTGATAAAATAAAACAGTATCAGCAACAAGCATTAGATCAAAGATTAGCTGATTATCAAGGTTATTAGGAGGCATAAATTATGGAAAATAATTTTTATATTAAGTATGGAAATAATCCAGAATTTAGTTTAAAAGATATTACTTCTAATTTAACCTTGTTAAAACTAGATGAAAACCCATCAATTTCAAATGTGTATCAAAATAACGTTATGCAAGATGGTGAAATGTGGAATTACACAACTTACCAACCTACAACGGTAAGCTGTACATTTTTATTATGGTTTTCAACATGGCAAGATTACTTGTTAGCAAAACATGATATAATGCAAGCTTTTATGCAAAAAGAGCTATTTAGAATTAGAACTGATATTGATAAACATCTAGTAAGGTATGTTAGAACAGCACCTTTTACGATAGCTCCTAATGAAGACGGTTCACATTGGGCAACATTCACAGTAGCGTTTGAAAATCCTAGTGGCGTTAAATATAGCTATTTAAGGTCAGACCAAATTTCTCAATCTAATGGTTGGGGATATGGATTGAATTTAGCTGACGTTCCAAATTTAAACTATCATTTCAATAATCAAACGAGTTTTAGAATATTTAACGCTAGTGATATTGCAGTAGATCCATATTTTCAAAAGCACGATTTGAAGATAACAATTAAATCTGCAAATGGTGGACTAACGGTTAAAAATACGACAAATGAAACAAGTTGGACGTTCAAAGGGTCATTAAATAGCAATGATACAGTAGTTTGGGACGGTATCAATACTTATAAGAATAATAGTTATGATTCAATGGAAACTGATTTTGGATATATCAAACTAGAAAAAGGTTGGAACGAAATAACACTTGATAAAGTAGCAGATATAACATTTTCATTTCCATTTATCTATACATTCTAAAGGTGGTGGAAGTAGTTGAATGAAAGAATAGTTAAACTTAAACCTAGAAATCAAGATAAGATTTTTATTTTGAATAATATCTTATGGAATAGTTTTAACATTCAGTGGGCTGAAAATGATACCTATCAACTATCCTTTACAGTGTACGATGATGGTTCAGACTTGTTTAAGATAATTGCAGTAGAGTCTAGTATATTTTTTGACGGTCAAGAATATATTATTAAAACACTTGCAGTAGATTATGCTGCAGGAGTATCAACTATACAAATAACGGCGACACATGTATCTAATGAATTAGCTAATTTGTGGAAGTATGAGGTCAATAGTGGCGAAAAGACGTACACAGTTAATGATGTATTAGCATTTTATCTCAATGAAAATAACAAGGGTTTTTCATATCAAGTTATCGGTAATTTTGATAATCAACAAATAACGGATTTAGGAAATACTAACGGTAAAGATATGATATCTAAGATTTTATCTACTTGGGAAAATGCTATTTTTTATCCAGATAATAGAAATATACGAATTTATAACAAGAAAGATTTTTATCAAAATAAAGGTAAAAGATTAGACTACCTGCACGATACAAGTGAAGTTCAGTTAAATATTGATTCAACTGGAATTATTAATAAAATTAGAGCGATAGGAACTGAACATGAAGTTACAACTACCAAAGAAATTACTGTGACGGATAGCAATGGTGATAGTTGGGGTTGGCCTTTTCCAAATGTAGGGGAAGGAAACTTTATGGGAGGTCAATTATTCGGTGTTAATGCAGGTGGTGAATTTAGGCCTAATGGATTCCATGACGGTTTAGATTTTGGCTCAGTAGATCATCCTGGTAGTGCTGTTCATGCAGTGCATGGTGGGAAAGTTATTATCAAGTCATATATGGGTGGCTTAGGGAATTATGTTGTTGTACATTCTGATGATGGCTACAACATAGTTTATCAGGAAGCTTTTTCAAGTGCAGGGAAAATAACAGTTAATGTAGGAGATACTGTAAAAACGGGCGATGTAATAGGTTATCGTGATACAGACCATTTGCATGTTGGGGTAACACGTCAAGATTTCAATATTGCAGTTGGGAAATCTTTTACTAATGATGGAACTTGGTTAAATCCGTTAGATTTAATTAAAAGCGGTGGTACAGGTCCTACTACTCACACAGAAACAGAAGAAGAAACTCATACAGAAAAGTATTTTGATGATTTTATGGTTGAAGATAAAGATTCTATTGCAAAATGGGGAGAACATCCAGCAGCAGATATGTCGGATGATAGATTCCATGATAAAAATGCAATGGAGGCATATGTTAGAAGTAAATTCCAACTAGAACCATTAATATCTGGTACAGCTAATGAATCGAGTAATATTAAACCTGATATAGGGGAAATTAGAAGATTAGAAGTAAAGACAGTTAAATTAGTTACAGAGGTAATGATAGTTGGATTTACATGGTATCCATTTGATCCAACGCAGCAAACGCAACTAACATTAAATAATTTACCTTATTCAGTTCTTAGAAATAACATTAATATTCTTCAAAAAATGAATGAAATTAGTACTAGCGTTACTAAAACTATTTCAAAACTAAATGGTGGAAATACGCAAGAATTAGAAGAAACATTGAAGAAATACATTGACGATAAGCTCAACAATAACACCCCAACAAATCCAGATACACCTAAACCACAACATATTGGCAAGATTATTGATGTGTCTGAATGGCAAGGTGTAATTGATTGGCCTAGTGTGATAGCTGATGATGTTACTTTGAGTATTATACGAGTCCAACATGGTTCTGCTCACCAAGATTTAAAGTACATGGAGAATTTGCAACAATGTATTTCAGCTGGCGGAAAGTATGCAGTATATGCATATTTTGCTGCTACATCTACATCAGACGCTCAACAAGAAGCTAGAGATTTTTATAATCGAACTCAAAAGGTTGTCGCAGGTAAGCAACAGCCTATTTTTTATGCGATTGATGTTGAGAGTATTGAAATGAGTGGAGATGTTACTCAGATGAGAGCGGGGGTTGAGGCTTATATGTCGCAACTCAATGCTTTAGGTGTACCAGATAATAAGATAGTTCTGTATATTGCTAATCATTTGTACGACAGGTTCAATCTGAATGTAGCGCGTCCTGGTGCGATTTGGATACCAAGTTACGGACAAAATGATGGAACATTGGCTAATAGTTTAAAACCTACACACCCATATGACTTGCATCAATTCACAAGTAAAGGTAGTGTTAAAGGTATATCTGGAAATGTAGATATGAGCGCAGAGCCAAGCGAGAAGTTTAAGGAGTTGATATTTAGTGCTTAGTTGGAATGGCGATATACATGAATTTTTAAATGTATATCAGAAGAATATGACGGACTTTCAAGATGAGGTTAATAGCCATTTAAGTTGGTTGAATGATGATTTGTATTTGGATAATGATTTTAGATTAGCTTTAATTATTCAGAAACTAGATGCAAGTTTTTCAAGACTTTTGTATAACCAAATTTGTGAGAATACAAGGTTAATCAATATCATTTTGAAGAAGCTGGCAAGCCTAGTAAATGAGTCTAATTACCAAGGATATGATGATTTGGGTAATTTGATAACAGTATCTTATGAAGCTTACTTGAATAACAAACTGGAGTTAGATAAGGATAATTTCAATCAGTATTATCAACAACTTCAAGTTATTTTAGATAAACTAGCGAAATTTAAACAAGATAATGTTAGTGAACAATATTTGAAAGGTGGTGAGAATTAATGGCAGTAGCAAATAATCAGTATATTAATTTTGACTTATTGAGATACCAAAATGAAGTGCTAGATATTACGAATAAGTTTAAGGGGCGTGTTGGAGATACACAAGACTACATCAAGCTATTTGTAACTTCAAATAGTTATCCAGTTGATTTACGTGGAATGAAGTTGTTGTTTGGTGGTGTGGATCCAAAACAAGTAGCACATAGACACTATTTAGATTTTAGAGCAGATCAAAAGACAGACAATTTACAGCATGGACATTGTACAGTCTACTTTGATGAGAACACCTTTAATTGTGATGGTGTATGGGAACAAGCTTATTTTAAATTCATTGACGCAAACGGTAATACTGTATCAACGGTTGATATGGTTTTAAAAGTTTTAGATGATACTTTCTATGCTGCAGTAGGACAAACCGCAAATATTGCAGTAGCTGAATTTAAGAAGTTAGTTGAAAAACTGACTGGTAAGGAGCAAGAAACTGAAAATCTGTTTAATTCTTTGTCTGCAGATGCAAAAGCTAAGTTTCAAGCAGTCTATGACGACTATAAGAAAACAATTGAAGAAGCTTATGATGCTATTTTTAACGCTCAAACAGGGCTTAAAGTTAATTACACTAACTTACAAGAAACGGCTCAACATATTCAAGATACCTTACGTCAAGCACAATTCCACGATAGACCGTTTCAATTTGATACAGTTGCAATTATGAAGAATCATCTTGAGTTACAAGATGGAGATTTGGCGATTACAAGTGGCTGGGATAGTAAAGACGACGGTCATGGTAATATGTGGCAAGTCCGAGCTAAGAAACGTGATGAAACACCAGATGAAATTAATGTGATTGCTTTACAATCTGGTTATGTAGCAGAGCGTAACTTAAGCATGATTTCAGCGGATAGCTCAGAAGATATTATGTATGGATATTCAATTAAGATTGTACATAATCAAAAAGACTATCCTAAACCAACCGTTTTCTACTATGAAAATGCACTTGGTACTGAAACTGGTGGTTTAGGTTCTGGTTCATTTGGCGAAACACTAACTAAATTAGTTCCTTGTGAGGCAGAGTATACGAATAATAATTCAATCGTTGTTCGTATACCACGTAATTTCTACATGAATGCTAAACCGTACTACAAGTATGGAGATTGGTATTTAGGTAGTGGTAATAAAACAATTAAGATTAGTCTGAGCAATGTTGATGATAGTGCTGCTAAAGCTGGAGACGGTAAAGGCAGTAGCTATTTATCACATAGCACAGGCTATTTCAATTATCCAACAGCTCCAAGTGATTTAAGGTCAGTTTATGTAAATGACACAACAGAGAGATTAGAGCGGAAATAAACGCAATATTCAAGCTAAAGTTATTAGTGTAGCTAGTGGTAAGAGTACAGTTGAATTATTAGATAGTAGCAATGAATTTTCAGACAACACACAAATGAATAAATTACAAGATGGTAGCTTTGGAGCCTTTAATGGTTACAGGGCTATTTATTTTAGACAATAAAGAAAGAAGGAACAAACATGGCAATAAATTTTGAACCTATTTTCTCCGAAATGGCAAACGGTCCAGAGAAAATTAAAGAGAATTTTGATAAAGTTAAAACTATTGATGATGGAGTAACAGCTTTAAACCAAAAAGATACAGCTAATTTTAAAATTGGTAAATTTATTGGCGGTGGAGCTAGTGGTAGCGTAAGTCTAAATGGTGTAGGGCAAGGAATGCATATAGTTGGCTTATGGGACCAAATGTCAGATAGTTCATGGCCAAAATCTTTACAAAATAGAAAATCATTTTGGGGATCGTTAATACAATGTGGAGATGAGAGTGGAAATGTTGCTACACAAATGTTAATTTTAGCAAACCTTGGTTCTATTTATTTTAGATCTTATGTAGATCATAGTTGGCGCGAATGGGCTAGAATTGATGGACAAAGAGACCAATAGAGGAGGGTAACAGATGTTAATTTTTATTTACGATAAAGAAACAAAAAGATATATGTATCCAGTAAGTGATTATCCAGATAATTATGACTTGCCAGAAAATGCCACAACAGTAAAACCCGTGGATAGTAATGGTGTTGACTTGTATGATCCAACTTGGAACGAAAGCACGAATTCTTGGGATAGTTTAACGGGAGAAGAGTGGAAGAAAAAATACACTGTTCCAGAAGTTAAACCAGAACCAACGCAAGGAGAACAAGCTGCAGCACAACAAATGCTAGCAGTAGCTGACTTACAAGGAAAAGTTGATACTTTAACTTCAACAGTGGATAAATTAAGTAAGTCTAATAACGAACTAAACGCAACTTTGGCACAAATTATGTTACAAAATGCAACTAACGCAGGAACAAATGGAGGTAAGTAAGATGAGATATAGCTATGATATTGTAAAACGTTTCTATGATTTAGGATTATTCACAAAGGAAAATGTGCAACTTTTTGTTAGAGTAAACTATTTTACACAAGAAGATTACTATAAGATGTTTCCAGAAGATAAGCCTGCTGAAACAACTGCATCAACACAACCAACAGTATCTCCAACAGCTTAAGTTGATGACAGGGTGGTGGGTAGGAATTTGATATAATTGTTCTAAAATACTAGGAGTGATTATAATGAATAATCTAGTAATCGTGCTTATGAGTTCTTTAATAAGTGGAGTGATTGCAGCAATTATATCAGGAATTATTAATGTCATTAATAACAATAAGACGATTAAGATGCAAGAAAGGGTATCAGAAATGCAAAGAAAAAAAAGATTAATAGAAAACAATAGAATTCAATGGCTATCTGAAACTAGAAAATTAATTGCTGAATTATTAATCGAATGTAGTAAGTTCAATATATTAAATACTAAATTTAAGAACTATACAGAGAAACTTAATGATGAGAAAGAACGAGAAAAACTAATAAATGATCCATCTAAAATAGCAGAAGATTATAAAAAATTTTCTGAAACTTACAAAGAGTTTCTTGAAGAATTGACTAAAATACAATCTACTATAACTTTATTAAGATTATATTTTTATGATGAAGATAATATGCAACATAAAGCTGCATTAAAAAAGATATACGAAATTAACCATGCAATAAATATTAATCAAAAGTTTCCTAGTGAGTCATTAGATGAGCTTGTAGATATTGTTAGGAAGATTTTAGCTGATGAAATGAAAAAAGTAGAAGGTGTTTAATTTGAAGATATTAACGATTAATCAGAAAGTATTCAAACACCAAGACACTCAAACTAAAAAAAGGGGGGACATATGGATAGTACGCACAATGTATGAACTAGGTATCTGGGACGGTACAATCGTTGAAAGTTTTGGTGCAGTAAGAAAGCAGGTGAGTATATGTGCATTCATTATTAGGATATTCATGGGCGGAGATAGCGTCAATTCTGGCGATTATTTCCGTCCTTTTTAGTGGGACATATTGGTTAATTAGGCATGGTGCCAAAGTATTAAATAATGCAATCACTGCTGGTACATATCCGTTGCGGCAGCAATCTCAAGAATTAACCAATACAATCAAACGACTTAATAAAAATTTTGAAGAAGAACATGAAAAATTACAAAGACTAGAGCAGGAAGTAGAGCAACATGATAAAGCTATCATACTTCATGAAGAAAAAATTAAACGGTTGGAGGAGAGAAAATGAAAAAAGTATTATTCGATAAAGACGGTAAGCTAAATCGTAAGACAGTAACATCATTAGTAGTATTGTTACTAGTATTGCTTCAGCAATTATGTGCAATTTTTGGGCTTAAATTTACAGGAGATACGGGACAAATCATGAACCTTGTAAATACAGTTTTAACTATTGGCGGTATTTTAGGTTTAGTTGACGGAACAACAGTTGATGTTGATACAGTCAATACGATTGAACAAACAGCAAATAAAGCTTTAAAACTTGCGAAAATAAGCAATGATACTCCTAAATCTTTAGCAGAAACGATTGATAAGGATGGTAATGTAAAATAGGAGGTAGTATCGTGAAGAAAAAGAAAATATTAATTACTTTAGCAACGTGTGCAGCGTTGCTTTTTTCTGTGCAGTTAAACACTCCAAGTGTTCAAGCAGCTAGAGGAGAACATGGCGTTGATGCAGCTGTTTTCCAAGGAGCAAGCGGTAAATGGGGTTACGCCAGAGATAAATTTATGATATCTCAAATTGGTGGTACTACTACTGGTTGGAACTTATACGACCAATGGACTTATCCAACGCAAGTATCTAGCACAATCGCACAAGGTAAAAGAGCTCATACATATATCTGGTGGCAGAATGTAACTTCAAATAGTCAAGCAGATTATGTATTAAATTATTTCCTACCAAAAATTCAAACACCAAAAGGCTCAATTGTAGCTTTAGATGTTGAATCTGGTTATCAGAATACACAAGCAATTGCTCATGCTATTCAACGAATTAAAGACGCTGGATACACACCAATGGTTTATGGATACAAGAATTACTTAGTTAATAACACTGATTTAAGTTATCTATCTACTTTGTGCCAATTGTGGTTGGCTGAGTATCCTAACTATGCTGTAACTCCAGAACCAAACTACAATTATTTTCCAAGTTTTAACAATATTGGTATTTTACAATTTACTTCAACTTATGTAGCTGGTGGATTAGATGGGGATATTGATTTGACTGGTATTACTGACAGTGGCTATAAGAACGGTAATCCAGAGAAGCCTAAGACACATACTCCAGCAGTAGATGCAGGTATCAAGGCTGATAATACACCTAAACGTGATATTACAGTAGGATATACTGTTAAAGTAAATTATTCTGCTAGTCGTTGGGCTACAGGTCAATATATACCTAGTTTCATCAAGGGTAATTCTTATAAGGTTATCCAAGTATCTGGTAATAAAGTATTGTTAGACGGTGTTATGTCATGGATCAATAAATCTGATGTTGAAATTCTTCAAACAACGGCTCCAGTTCAAGCTAACAACTCAAGTTACTATACTGTTAGATATGGTGATACTTTAGGTGGAATTGCCTATAAATATGGAGTAAATGTATATACTCTAGCCCGTAATAATGGTATCAGTAACATTAACTGGATCTATCCAGGACAACGATTAAAGATTACAGGGAATGTATCTAATCAACGAACATACACAGTACGTTACGGCGATACTTTATCTGGTATTGCTTATCGTTATGGTGTAAACGTGTATACACTAGCCCGTAACAATGGTATTAGTAATATTAATTGGATTTATCCAGGACAAAGGTTGAATATCTAG